ATATTTTATGGTCTGGCCGGGTGCCTTGTTGGTGGCCTGATTTGCTGGGGTACTGTTGAATTTATTTCGTACAAAATGAGGTTAACATGAATGAACTTCTTTCTCTCATCAAGGGTTTTGCACCTACTTTGGCTACCGCCGTTGCTGGTCCTTTGGGCGGCGCTGCTGTCTCTGCTATTGCCACTAAATTTGGCGTATCTGATTCTGTCGAGGCCGTGGCAAAAGCTATCGCAGGCGACCCACAGGCAGCGCAGAAACTGGCTGACTTAGAGTTGGAATATGCCAAGCTGGATGCGTCAGATCGTGACAGCGCCCGCAAACGCGAGTTGGCGATTGCTACCAGTGCCGAGGCTCCTTGGTACAGCAAGATTGTCACCCCCGCGTTGGCATTAGGTATGTTTGGATTGTGGGGCGTAGTCAATATCATGCTGTTGCAAAACAGCATTCCAGACGGTATGCGCGAGATCGTCATCCGTATGCTTGGCTCACTTGATGCAGCAAACATGCTGATCCTCTCTTATTATTTTGGCAACTCACATAAGCACTGACATGAAAGACAATTTTCCTAAAGCCCTTGCCGCCGTTCTTGTTCATGAGGGCGGCTTCGTTAATAATCCCGCCGACCCCGGCGGCATGACCAACCTTGGCTGTACCAAAGCGGTCTGGGAAGAACACTGCGGCCACCCGGTGGACGAGAAGGCTATGCGGGCATTGACTCCAAATGATGTGGGCCCACTGTACAAGCGCAAGTATTGGGATAAGGTTTGCGGTGACGATCTGCCCAACGGTGTGGATTATGTTGTCTTTGACGCTGCCATTAATTCCGGGCCCGGACGCGCCGCCAAGTGGTTGCAAGCTTGTGTTGGTGTTGACCCTGATGGCGGTATTGGCCCCAAGACTTTGGCGGCAGTCCGCGCCGCTGACCCAAAACAACTTGTGCAAGACTATGCAAAACGGCGCTTATCCTTTATGATGGACCTTCCTACTTGGGCTACGTTTGGCAAAGGCTGGACTCGCCGGGTAAACGAAGTTGAGGCAACCGGCCTTAATATGACCCCATGAGGTAACCCGTGCTAAAAAAACTTCAGCAAAAAGCAGGGGTAAATAGAGAAAATACCCGCTACACCAACGAAAACGGGTACTACGAGTCTGAAAAAGTACGATTTCGCCAAGGCACTCCAGAAAAAATTGGGGGCTGGGCGCGTATATCCGCAGCTACTTTCCAAGGCGTATGCCGTTCGCTTTGGAATTGGGTAACTCTTGGCGGGCAGAACTTGCTTGGCGTTGGTACGAATCTGAAGTTTTACATCGAAAGCGGCGGCGCATATAACGACATTACTCCGCTTCGCAAAACCGCAGCTACACTTGGCAACAACCCGTTCCAAACTTTTATTGGTCTTGCTACAGTTACAGTCACCGATGCGACTGGTGGGTATATTAATGGAGACTTTGTTACCTTTAGCGGCGCTACTGCTGTAGGTGGGCTGACTTTAAACGGGGAATACCAACTCACCACAATTGGTACAAGCACCTCTACGTATCAGATTACAGCTTCCACAACAGCTACGTCAAACGCAGTGGGCGGCGGCGCTTCTGTTGTTGCAGCATATCAAATCAACGTAGGAACGGCTTTTGCTATTCCGCTGGTTGGCTGGGGCGCAGGTGCTTGGGGCACGGGGGCTTGGGGAATCGGAACATCAAGCGTTAGCCAACTCCGAATCTGGAGCCAAAATAATTTCGGTGAAAAACTTATTTTTGCACCGATGGGTGGCGGCATTTATTTGTGGGACCCTTCAACATCGCTTACAACACGCGGAGTTTTAATTTCCGGCATAACTGGAGCATCGTATGTACCGAGCATACAGAATCAGATTTTAATTTCTGATGCGTCGCGGTTTGTGTTTGCTTTTGGGTGCAATGATTATTCGAGTTCGCAACAAGACCCCATGCTAATTCGTTGGTCCGATCAAGAAAATTATTTAGAGTGGTTTCCTTCAGCTACAAACCAAGCAGGAAGTTTAAGGTTATCGCATGGCTCAAAGATTGTAACTACACTGCAATCACGCCAAGAAATTTTGGTTTATACCGACTCTTCTTTGTATTCCCTTCAGTATTCTGGCCCTCCTGCTATTTGGGGTTCTCAATTGCTTGGGGATAACGTATCTATTGCTGGGCCAAATGCTGCCGCTTTAGCTTCAGGTATTGCCTATTGGATGGGCGTAGACAAGTTTTATAAATATGATGGTCGGGTTCAAACACTGCGTTGTGATTTGCGCCAATTTATCTACAACGATATTAACTTAGCACAGGCATCGCAAATTTTTGCCACTACCAACGAAGGTTTTAACGAAGTCTGGTTCTTTTACTGTTCAGCCAACTCTACAGTAATTGACAAGTATGTTACCTACAACTACGCAGAAGATGTGTGGGCTTATGGGACTATGGGCCGCACGGCTTGGCTTGACTCGGGCTTGCGTAACTACCCACTGGCAGCAACGTACAGCTACAACATTGTAAACCACGAGTTTGGCGTTGACGACAACGAAGGCGCTACAGCTTTGCCGATTTACGCCATGATCTCCACGTCTGAGTTTGATATTGATGATGGCGACAGGTTTGGTTTTGTGCGTAGAATCTTGCCAGATGTTACCTTTTCTGGTTCTACAGCAACCAACCCACAAGTTACATTGACCTTGACGCCCATGCAAAACTCGGGCTCTGGGTTTAACAACCCTCAGTCTGTGGGCGGAACAAACACGGCTTTGATAACACGCACGGCCACGGTTCCTATTGAAGCATTTACAGGACAAGTATTTATTCGGGTACGCGGTCGGCAGATGATTCTTACTTTGTCTTCCAACCAGCTCGGCTGCACATGGCAAATGGGTTCACATCGACTGGACATCAAGCAAGACGGCGGAAGGGGTAACACATGAGTTTATTTTCAAATATTGTTCCCCCACGTCTTCCTACTCCCCCGTTGGCATACGACGAGATTTTTATGGCCGAATACAACCGCGTGTTGTATTTATTTTTTCAAAACATTAGCGCCGTGCAGCCAATTAACATCACCAGTTTAAACATTAACGTGGCTCGACTTCCGACTGAAGCTGCTTTATCCACGTTGCGTTCTGGCGATGTGTACCGTGATACCTCCGCTGGCAATGTGTTGAAAGTGAAGGTGTAATATGGCAGATAACGCACAAGGACCAGATTGGCCGCAGGACGCTGGTCCTTCCGTATATTCTAATGATGATTATGCTAGGGCTTTGGCAATAATAAATCAAAAAACTTCCGGACAAAATCAGTTGTTAGATAGGTTAGACGCCGCATTTACTCAAAACCCAAACCAAACTCAATATACTGACCCCATAACTGGAAATGTTTTTACTCGATTAACTACGGACGGTAATTTTAAAGGATATGAGGGAATTAATCCTCAAACAAAAAGGGTATCAAGATACGATGAAAACAGAAATCAAACTGCCAGTCTTGACCCAACAACATCGTTTAGTGATTTAGCAAAACCCATCCTTCCTCTTGCTTTAAGCATGCTTGCACCCGGTTTAGGGGGCTTTGAGGGAATCGGTGGGTCATTGGGATTTGGCACGGGCACTGCTGCATCTATTGGCGGCGGCGCTGCGGTAGGTGCGGGCACTGCAGCACTGACTGGTGGTGATATTCTTAAAGGCGCGGCTCTCGGTGGTCTTGGCGGAGCAAGTTCAGTACAAATTGGCGACACCGGGGCAACACTGGGGCAAGTTAACACTGGGTTAAAAGTTCTTGATAATATTCAACACGATAATTTGCTCGGCGCTATTACGGGGGCAACTAATTTAGCCGGTGCAGGAAATACTCAAATTGGCGAAACTGGCTTTACCCTTAACGATCTATCCAAAGACTTAAACCTTGCCAAAGCTGTTATCAATGGGCATCCAGAAGCTTTGGTGGGTGCATTAACTTCCGTTGCCAATTCCGCAGCCAAGTCTGAAGCCGATGCAAACAACGCAATCAATTCATATTTTCAACCCGGCGCTGGAACTGGGCAGCTTCCAACAAATTATGCGACCAATGATGTAGGTACACAACAATTAATTGATGCGCTGACAAATACTCCGGCATTTTCAGGTCCTTCCGTTAATGTTGCAAGCAGTGACGACGCAAGCGCATTGATAGCGTTGCAAGACAAAATTGCTCAACAAAAAGTTTTGAATGGTGAAATTACCGATCTTGGAGAAGTAAGCAATAAAACACCCGATGAAACTCAGCCAGCGCAGTTGGGAGTGACTACGGAAGAAGAAAATCAAAAAGCAAATGATGATCTTGCTGCTGCTTTAAATGAAATACAGCAACCAACACCCGAAACGCCATCGTCAAATGACTATCTTCAAGAATTAATTAATTCTCAGCAACCACCAGATAAAACGGAAATTGAGCAGCGCACTCAAGAACTTTTGGCGCAGTTGCAATCCCCTGCTCAACCCGTTGAAGAACCAGCAGCTCCAGTTACTGTACCCACGCAAGCTGAACAGCAGCCAGCGGTAGATGACTTTATTAAACAGATTGAACAGTATCAAGCCCCCGAGCCGACTGTTGAGCAGATCATGGCATCGGAGCCACCACCTGCAGTTGCCCCTGCAGCGCCTGTTGAAGAACCAACAGCCCCAACACAACCACCAGATGTAGTTCAGACCTTGCTCGACTCTCAGCAACCTGCGCCAACAAATCAAGCAGAGATAGACCAACAAACACAAGATTTGCTCAATTATCTGAGTGGCGGAACGGATAACGGTACATCGGATAACGGTACGCCCGCAAATGACCAAGCCGAGTGGGATGTGCCAGTAAACCCGGATGATTTAAATACTGCGTTGACTGAAATTGCAGCACCAGAACCGAACAATACGCCGTCTCCGACTGAGCAAGATGTTTTGGATTTCATGAAAGAACATCCTGATGACAGTGCAGGCACCGCAACTGGCGGCGGCGGGGGCGGGGGCGGGGGCGGCGGCGGACGAACCCCTAAACCAGCGCCCGCACTTAAACCAACACCCGCTCCAGCTCCCAAGCCTGAACCAGCCAAGCCAACAACGCCAGCAGATAAAGCAGCAGCTTCGGTACCAGTTCAGCAGTACATGCCTAGCGTTGGGGACGTGGCTCATATAAAATATCTTGAAAGCTTGTTCGGGCCGTTATTGGGTACGCTACCCGCTGAGCCAGCTCACGAGAAAAAAGACGATTCGTTGTCAGCCCTAGAAGGCATGGATCAAGAATACGCAAATGGCGGCCACGTAGACGATTTCAGCGTGGAAGCCTTGTTACACATTTTGAGGAGTTGATATGGCATGGGTTCCACCAATTTACGATGATTACGGCGTTCAAATTGACGGCGGATACGATGATGGCAGCGGGGGCTACGATACATCCTCAGACACATACTGGCCTGTAACTCCTCCAGCTAACCCAAGCGGCGATAACATTGATGCTGGCGGAGGTTGGAATCCAGTAACCGGCAACGCAACATTACCCGCAGACTCTGGCGCATCCGATTTTACCAATTGGCTCAATAGCAAGCTTGGCACTTCACTGACCGGCAAACAATTGGCTAGTCTAGGGCTGGTCGGTGCTGGTGGTGCTGCCGGATTATTGACCAATTTAAACAAGCCAAAAATTACTCCTGTTGGCTACCAAGGCGGCATTCCTAAACTGCAAGCTAACCGCAATATGATGACTGCGCCTCCGGCTGGTCGTCGTCCGGGTTCTGGTGGTGTTAATTACGGTGGCGATGTCGTGTACTCGCCACAAGGAACTCCCGCAAATGCATCCGGCGGATCGTACAATCCTTCGGCTGGTGATATGGCAAAAACTGCCGGAGTTGCTGCTGGAGGTCTTGGTGGAATAGATGCTTTATTGCGAGGCTTTCCCACAGGTACACCTAATTTGTATGACCAGAATACATACGAAGGTTACGCGGCTGCTAATAATGCAGATTTGGCACGGGTTGCCAATGCTCCAAAGTCTCCATTTAGCGACGATGTAGTTCATATGCCAACAATGTCAAAGCAAGATTGGTTAGCCAGTCGAAGTGGGCCTGTGTCAAATATGGCTCAAGGCGGTCTGATGGGCATGGCTCACGGCGGTCGTTACTTGCAAGGCTCAACAGACGGCATGGCTGACAAGCTGCGTACTTCGATTGACGGCAAGCAACCCGCTGCGCTCAGCCACGGCGAGTTTGTGATCCCCGCTGATGTTGTATCCCACTTGGGTAATGGCAACTCGGACGCTGGTGCAAAGAAGCTGTACAGCATGATGGACAAAATCCGTGAAGCCCGTACCGGCACCAAGAAGCAGGGCAAGCAAATTAACCCAGATAAGTTTATGCCCGGTGGGCTGGCTGCAGCCTACGCTGCTGGTGGTGAAGTTCGTCATTTTGCTACTGGCGATTCGGTCCCCGCAGGCACTACTGGCGTTAACCAAACACTAGCAAGCTGGACGGGCGATTATGTGCCAAACATGTTGGCGCAAGGTCAGGCTCTGGCTAACGCCCCATATCAGCAGTATCAAGGACCATTGACCGCTGGCGCATCTGACTTGCAGAACCAAGCATTTAACACAGCTTCAAACCTGCAGGTGCCCGGTTCTGTTGGGGCCGCTGCTCAAACTGCTGGTGATATTGCCAACAAAGCACAGAACATGGGTTACAACCCATTACAAGCTACAAGCCAATTTAATGCGCCCGCAGCGTATCAGGCTTCCGGTGCTCCCCAGTACAACCAACTAAATGCCGGTACTGTTTCATCCACATTCCAAGCGCCTGAAGCTTACCAAGCAGGTAACTTTACGAATCAGTTCCAAGCGCCAACAACTTCGGCTGCAACTAACTTTACCAATCAGTACCAAGCACCAACGCCATACCAGAACACCAACTTTACTTCGGGTACTTTTGGTAGCGAGCAAGCTCAGCAGTACATGAACCCGTACTTGCAGCAGTCTTTAAATCCTCAGTTGGCTGAAGCTCGCCGCCAGTCGGATATTACTGCTCAGCAAAATGCTGCGCGGATGACGCAAGCTGGTGCGTTTGGTGGTGGCCGATCAGCAATTTTGGACGCTGAAAATCAACGTAATCTTGGGACTAACCTTGCCAACATCACAGGCCAAGGCTACAACACCGCGTTTACAAATGCGATGAGTCAGTACAACGCTGACCAAGGCCGTAACTTGCAAGCCCAGCAAGCTACAGAAGCCTCTAAACAGTTTGGCGCTAACCAGTCTATGACCGCTGCCCAGATGATGGCGCAGTACGGCATGTCTGCACAGCAAGCTCAAGAGGCTGCGCGTCAATTCAACCAGCAGCAAGCCATGACCGGGGCGCAAAACACGGCTCAGTATGGACAGGCTGCTCAAGCTGCCAACGAAGCTTCTCGTCAGTTCGGTGCAAACCTTGGGCTGCAAGGGGCAACTACTGCTGGCGCTCAAGGTTTGCAAGCGGCTCAAGCTAATCAGCAGGCTGGCCTTACTGCGGGTCAAGGCAACATTAACGCTGCGCTGGAAGCTGCTCGCCAAGGTGAGGCTTCACGTCAGTTTGGTGCAAACCAAGGAATGACAGCGGCCCAGAACGCAGCTCAGTACGGCCAAGCCGCACAACAAGCCAACATCGGACAGCAGCAGTTCGGTGCAAATTTAGGTCTTCAAGGTCTTCAGCTTGCCAACCAAGCAGCTCAGACACAAGGAAACTTGGGCATTTCTTCTGGTCAACTTGGCTTGCAACAACTGCAAGAACAAGCTGCCTTGGGCGGCACTCAGCGCGGCATCGAGTCCGAAGGCATCGCAGCAGACAAAGCCGCGTTTGAACAAGCACGGGATAACCCTTATAAGATGCTCCAGTTCCAGCAATCGCTGCTTAATGGCTTGCCAATCAGCGCAACGAATTACACGCAAGCAGGAACAAGTGATTTGGCGAATATTGCTGGGGGCGTGAGTACGGTAAACGGCTTGCTCACTACCCTTGGTTTAAATCCAGAGCAAACAGGCGCAGTGCCTCCTGCTAAAAAACCATAAGGATAAGTCATGTTTCAACCACAGCCAAGCGCACAGGGTATTGCAGCGTTGTATCAAGGCAACCCCGGCGCGTTGCAACAAAAGATTCAAAAAGACCAGCAAGCCAAGCCGGGCATGCCGCAAGACTTGAGCAAGCTTATGGCGCTCAACATCGTGACCAACGAAAACGATGCCGTAAAACGGCAAGAGGCCATGAATCAGCTTCAGCAGTTGATGGGGCAACAACCCCCTATGGGCGGTGTGCCGGGCCAGCCTCCGACCGTGGCGCAAAGCATTGAAGCGCAAGCCAAACAAAAGATGGCAACGATGGCGGCTGAACAAGCCAAGCAGCAACAAGCCATGCAGGCCCAACCGCCGCAAGAACAGCCAGAACAACAGGCGCAAGCTCAAGGCATTGACCAACTCCCCGCTGAGTTTAAGATGGCGGGTGGGGGTATCGTGGCTTTTAATGGGGAAGACGAAAGCCTTGTGGGACGCTACGGCTATTTTCCTGAGAAAGCAGCAGAACTAGGTGTGACAACTGCCGTTTACAAACAAGCGGCGGATATGGCTGCGCGTATGGGGACTACGGTTCCTCAGATTTTAAAAACAATGGGTGCAGATATTTTGGGCGGTGCGGGCAGCGGAATTAAACAGCTTGCAAAAACAGCCGTTTCAGCGCCGGGCCCAACAGCAACAGTGGTAGGTGGCGGTGCAGCGGCTACACAGTTTGCTACAGATGTGATGGCAAACAACCCAAAACTTCGAGAGGCATACGCCGATATGGGTGCGATGGGCGGGGCAATGGACCCGGAAGGCGCACTTGCCGCTGCCATCATAAACGAGTCCAAGCCTGCACAGGAAGCCAAGAAAGCCGCAGAAGCTAAGCCGCAAGTCGTTACGCAGAACAACCCTACCAGCCAAGGCCCCGGTGACCGTGTGGTTCCGCGCTACCCACAGCAAGGTGCGCCTGTTGCTCCGACTACTACGCCTGAAGTCAACGCACTTGAGCAACGCTTAAAACAACTGCAAAGCACAGGAAACGTGAATGTTCCCGGCGCTCCACGCCCTGCTGGCCCCGGCGCTCCTGCGGCTGGAGGCATTCCGCTGGCTCCTGCACTTGCAAAAATGCGTGATGAGGATGCCGATGTACGCAAGCGCGAAGCAATGAAAGAAATGGAAGGCTTGGCCCCAAGTTCCAAATACGCCGACATGGCAATGGCTGAGTACGACCGCCGCGCAAAGCAGTTGGAAAGACCCACGCAAGGTTACGGAGCTTTTATGGACCTCATGGGCCAGATTGCGCAGACTCCTCGTGGGATTGGTAGTCTTACTGCGGGGGCTATGGGAGCGCAAAAGGTCAAAGAGTTGCAAAAACAAAGTGAAGCTGACATCTTTGACTTAACCATGAAGAAGCTTGATCTTGGCTTTAAGAACGAGGAAGCGCAGCGCTCCTTTAAACTGGACACGCTCAAAACAGGGCGTGAAGTGTACGACAAGGTTAAGGACAACACGCTCAAAGCATTGCAAGAGCAAGGCCACAACGACCGTCAAGCATCGGCAAATGCAACAAGTACGGCCAACGCTGCGATGCAGGCTTCTGTGGCCGCGCAAGGGCACAAGCTCCAAGCCGAGATGCAATTGCGGCAGCTTATCAATGCTGAAAAACGCGGCGATCGTGACAATGCGGCGCTGCAATTGCGTGCGTTGTCGGAGACAGCTAAAGATATGGGCACACTGCTTAAAGCTCCCGGCTATATTCAGACCCCAGATGGCCAAGCAATGCTTGCTGATTATAAAAAATACCTTTCCGCTATTGGCAAAATGGGTGGCGTGGAGTCTACTGGCCCAACGCTTTCTTCGGCCCCGCCTACTGGTGGAAAAGCTGTCGGCAAAGTATAATTTTTACACCGGGCCTGACCAGCCCGGGATTTTTCAACGGTCCTAAAATCGAATACTATGGCACAGTACCTCACACTCCCTAACGGTGATTACGTCGAAGTTTCAGACGGATTAACTTACGATGAGGCGCTTGCCAGAGCGCAGCAAAAATTCCCCAACGCATTTAAAGCCCCCGAACCCCAACGCACAGGTATTGGCGCAGCGCTGAGCAAAGGGTTTGAGAACGTCATCTCTTCGGGCCGCACAGGTATTGAGTCCTTGCTGGGCAACCCAGAAGAAGCAGCCAGACGCGGCTTGGAGCGCGGCCAGACAATGGCCGAGAAATACCCAGAGCAAGTCAGTCTGGAGAAGGTTAAGAAAGCATACGAAGAGCGCGGCTTGCTGCCTGCTGCTGGCGAAGCCATCAGCCAAGTGCCTGCTGCGCTGGCAGAACAAGCCCCCAACATGGCCGCAACGATTGCGGGTGCGCAGGCGGGCCAGCGCCTTGGCGGTTTATTTGGGGTTCCGGGCCGTGTGATCGGTGCAGGTCTGGGCGCAGCCGTTCCCGGTTTGGCCCAGATGTTTGGTAGCAACATTGAGCGCCAAGCATCCGAACAGCAAGAAGCAAAACAACCCATCTCCATTAACCGAGGCGCTGCTGCGCTTGCAGCCGTTCCTCAAGCTGCCTTGGACGTTGCAGGGCAATACATCCCCTTGGGCGGCAAGCTGGTCAGTAAGCTGATCGGCATCCCTGAAACGGCGTTGGTCAGCAAGTCAGCAGGGCAAATTCAAAAGTTGGCAGACGAGAAGCTGTACGCCACGCTGGCCAAAGGTCTGGGCACAGGCGTCATGGCCGAGGTTCCAACCGAAGTGGCCCAGCAAATGCTGGAGCGTGCGCAGGCAGGCTTATCGCTTACCAGCCCTGATGCTTTGAAAGAGTACGGCGAGACCGCCTACCAAGTTTCCTTGCTGGCCCCGCTGGGTGCAGCCGGGCGCACATTTGAGCGCGGCGCAGCACGCTCCGAAATCCGCCAAAAGCAAGAAGATGCCGTAGCTGAAGAGCGTGCTCGTAAAGGTTTGGAGCAAGAAGAAGCCATCAAAGCACTGAACGCCCGTCGAGGCACGGATGACTATGCCCGTGAGATCGAGCAGAAGTACAAAGACATGGCTGCTAAGCAGCTTGAGTACGAGACCATCTCCAAGAGTAAGGTAGCCGATGACGACTTGCTGGGCCAGCAAGCCAAGCGCGATGCACGCAAGGCCCGTCAAGAGCTGCTGACTTCAGACGAATTTAAAGACACGCTGGCTGAGTACAGCAAGCTCAAGACATCAGGCATCTACGACCAGATTGCCGAAAAAGCTCGTGTTGCAGGCCTGACGCCTGAAGAGTATGCGCTGGAGAACACGCAAGAGGTTGCAACCAATAAGGCTAAAGCGGCAGAGCCCGACTTGGACGGCTATTACGAACAACAGATTTTAACTCCCGGAGCGTTGGACCTTAAACAAGCAACGGATTACGCCAAACAACAGCTTGCTTTGCTGGATGACCATTTTCATGGCGTGCCTTCTGCAGAACAAACAATTGAGTATCTTGCGCAGAACCCTCGACTTGCTACGCAACTTGTAGAAAATAAAGTGCGTCTGCCCGGCATGTCCGCTAAAGACAGCAAAGACACGCTTAATGATTTGAAGCAGCTTCTTGGTGAACGCCAAGCACAGGCTACAGCGCAGGGGCGTGTGGGCACAGAGCTGAACAAAGCTAGATTAAGCACAGTTGAGGAAGAAGAAGCAACGGCGTTGGAAAATCAACGCCAAATGCGCCAAGCTTACGAGATGCAACAAGAGGGGCGTAACGCCACAGACATTGAGCGCATCAAACCGCAAAAACCAGAGTTTGCCCAAGGCGAATTGTTTGGTGGTGAACAGCAGCGCGTCAACATGCCCCAGACCGGTACTCGCGTTGACATTGATGCCCAGATCG